GCCAGCATCTTCTATAGCACATTATCACAATGCATTTGCAGGAGGTTATGTAGATCATGTACTTCGTGTAATGGGATGTACTCATGAATTGTATATTTTATGGAAAAAGAGTGGTGCTGATATGTCAGGTTATACATTAGAAGAATTAATGTTTGCAGCAATGCATCATGACCTAGGTAAAATAGGATTTCCGGGAGATGGTAATGAAGTTTACCAAATAGAGACTTCGGATTGGCACAGAAAGAATATGGGTCGAATGTATAAACACAATGAAAATATTCCTTTCACAATGGTACCAGATCTTTCTATTTGGTTGTTGCAAAAATATGAAATACCAATGTCTTGGAATGAATATCAAGCTATCAAGATTCACGATGGAATGTATGACGATTCTAATAAACCTTATTTTGTAGCAAGAAGTGCCCAAGCAAAATTAAAAACCAATATGGCCGTTATTTTACATCATGGTGATCATATGGCAGCTCAAATAGAATATGAGCAATGGAGAAATCATAAAGCAGGAACACCTACTAAAGTATCCGAAAAAAGCAAAGCAACTAAAAGCACTGCTATAAAAAACTTAGCAGAGAATAATCCAAATATGGGTGCTTCTATTGCGGATATTTTCAAGGATATATCATGATATTATTTATTATATTAAGCGTATTATTTTTAAGTACTACTGTATATTTTGCTTATCGAGCTTTCGTATTAGCAGGAGTTTTAGCAGATCAAGAAGAATATTATGAAACCGTTTCTCAAACAAATCAATACATGTATAATAAAATACAACAAAGTCATGACGAAATGAAACGTATTGATCGAATCGGAGCATTTGAAAAAGACGATGAAACAGGAACGACATTTGAATTGTTAAATGATGTAATAGAAAAACTAAAAGAGGAGTTCGATGCCCAGGAAGAGGAAGAAAAGTAATAATTATTACACAAAGATTCAAGATCTAGCCATTTGTGCTTATAATAAGTCAGACAGTTTAGCCCAACGAGAAAAGATATATAGACGATTTATATATCCACCATTCATGAAGTTAACTGAAAATTTAATCAATAAAATGAAACCAACATATATTTTAAATAACTGTTCGTTTCAAGATCTTCAAACAGACTTAGTTACATATTTAACTGCTCGATTAGATAAATTCAAGCCAGATTCTGGAAAGTCATATTCTTATTATACAAGAACTTCTTTTAACTATCTTATTGCTGAAAATCAAAAAGCTTATGTTAAGTTAAAACAAGACAGAGAACCTATCGATTTAGATGATCAACGAAATATACCAACTGAAATGCATAATGATGATATGCAAGAAATTATTAAACATTTCATGGATGAATTTGTCGAATATTGTTATGATAATTTAAATTATATTTTTACAAATACTACTGATATTCACGTGGCTGATTCTGTATTGCATTTGTTTGAACAACGAATTAATATTGAAGAATATAACAAAAAAGCTCTTTATATTTTAGTTAGAGAACGTACGGGGCTTCCTACTACTAACGTAACACGCGTTGTTAAAACATTAAAAAATATTTATGAAAGTAAATTTCAGGAATATGCAAACAATGAATTCATGAATTTGCCTTTTTAATATTTATTATTAAAGGAGTCATGTATGGATAAAAATGAAGAAATTTTCAAAGGAACCAGTTTTGCTGACCTTATGCATGATGTCTATCATAACTCAAAAAAGAAAGACAGGCAAATAAATCAACTTATATCACAGCTTCAGCCGCTAATTAGAAATGCATCAGATGCAACCATTATAGTTCCACTTATTAAAGAGTATTTAGATGTTGCTGTTAAAAACGATGACCATCTAGTCAAATTAACTGCTATAGTTCAACGTTATATATCTACAAGCCAAACTATATCAGGAGCCGACTCATTGTTATCTGATTCAGAAAAACAGCAACTTATTGAAATTGCTCAAACTACTTTAACTCATGAACTAGAAGATGAGATAGAAAAGATTGAACAGGAAGATCGTGAAATAAAACAAAAAATTGCAGACGTTAAAGTTAAACTAAAGGATAATAACGATGTCTGATTTATTATCTGATGTTGCAATATTAATTGCTGAGGTTAAGAAAAAAACAAGTGCAGGCGATACATATAAACGTAATAAAAATGTTACATATCCGCCTGGTAAACGTATTGTTAATGAAGAAACAAATGAAGTAGAACAAACTATTATTAATAGCTCTGATATGCTTTTTGCTATTGACGTTCAATATTCTGAAAATGGTCGTTTAAAATTTATAGAAAATGTAAAACCTTATAATGCCAATCTAAAACAAATACCAATACCAGGTGAATCTGTTTTAATATTTCAATTATTTAATCATGAGTCTACTGTTGATGAATATTATACACAATGGTATTACATGGTACCAATGGCACCTAGTTCTAATACTAACAGCAATATATTACCAACTGTTACAGAAGACATTGAATTAGACGAAAAATTCGAACAGGAAAGTTATAAAGTATCTCCACTTCAACCATATCGTGGAGATTTAATGTTAGAAGGTAGATTCGGTAACAGTATACGATTTAGTAGTACTATAGATTTTAAAAATGATTATTCTTTACCAGGAAAGTGGAGCGGGAACAAAAATGGAGATCCAATACTTATTCTTTCAAATGGTCGAGAATATAAAGAAGACAAACAGTTTGTTACGGAAGACATAGAAAAAGATAAATCTTCTTTGTATTTAACAAGCACTCAAAAAATAAACAATCTTAAATTTACTACAACACCATTAGGATTTGATACATCTGGTAAATCTAATTTTATCGGCATTGCAGATCAGGTTATATTAAGATCTAAGCAAGGAAGAACAATTGTTGATTCACAAGACAATATTTTATTGAATACACCAAATCAAGTTAATATTGGAGGCGATACTAATTTAACACCATTACCACAAGGTGATGAGTTGCAAAGTATATTACTAGATATTGCTTTTGTACTAGCAATGCCGCATAGTGTTCAGGGAGCAATATCAAATACAATTGCTCAAGATAAAATATCTGGTTTAATGTCAAAAATATTTAAAATGAATAGCACAAAATATAAAATAAAAAAGAATACGTAAAATGGCATTAACACCACCTTTTGATTTAGCAGTTAAACCGTTATTAAAAATAGCTGGAGATGTAAGTGGTAAACTAGGAAACTTGCAAAGTAAAATAACTGATCAGTTAAACCAATTACAAAATAAATTAGATGACTTACCAATTGGTACGGATTGTGATGATCCTAGAATCAATCAAATAAAACAACAGTTGGAGCGAGTAAATAATTCTGTAACGGATATGAAGAACTTGTTTAAAACACTACAAGGAATAGCTGACACGTTATTAATTATTGCCACTATAACAGCTGTTGCAATAACATTGTCATTAATAGTACCACTAGGTTTACCGGAAGCTGCAAGGAAATCATTAGAAGTTGCTGCAATGGTAATTGCTACTATATTAGGAATAATAACATTTTTTCGAGTTATAATCGGAATTGCTTCTAAATTTTTACCAAGTATATCTGATGCATTAGGTCCAATTATTAATCAGTTAGGAAATATTTGTAACAATGAAACATTTGTTGTTGATACAGCAACAGCCAATTCAATATTGAATGATATATCTAAACAAACTGCAGGTTATGAAAATATGTCACAACAAGAATTTCAAAATGATTTAATACAATCAGAATTTTATCGAGACGTGAATGTCTCAGAAAGTGATTTGCAAGACAGAACACAAAAAATAGAACAATTATTAGAACAACAAAGAAGTCTATTAGAAAACTTAATTGAAGCACCTAGTACAGTTTATAAACAAAATGGTGCACCTTCTGCAGATCTTGGAAAATCTGGAGATTACTATATAAATACACAAACTAAATTAATATATGGTCCCAAAATAAACGATACCGAATGGGGAAGTCCCTTAAATTAATATCAAACATATTTATAATAAAAAAGAATACCTATGTCAAATAAAGCACTTGTAAAAGCACTTAAAACTGCCGTACGTGAAGTTATAAAAGAAGAATTAACTGACATTCTTCGTGAAGGATTACAATCAACAGTTACAGAATTACAAACAGAGTCAGTAGAAAAAATACCAGTTAAAACTCCAAAGCCGAGAAAAACATCTTTGTTTAAAGAAAATAAATTTTCAGATATATTAAATGAAACTCAAGGTTTACAGTCAGAAGGCTCATATGCGGATTTGATGCAACAGGAGATGTCATTTTCATCTGCAGATGCTCAAGATTTTGGTATGATGCGAAACAATGGTGCTCCACAAATTATGGAAGATCCAGAAACTGGTAAAAATATGAAAGTTGATCCAATTGTTTCAAAAGCAATGAATCGAGATTATTCTGCTTTAATGAAAGCAATAGATAAAAAGAAAAATAAAGGCTTTGCATTGTAATGGGATATCAGATACAAACAATAGACGATCAAACGGCAAACCCAGAAATTGGTTTAGGTGTTGATTTATCTTTTAATAATCCTGGTATTTTTAAAACATTGTATATTACAAATGATCAAGCTCGAGCTAATATTAGAAATTTATTATTAACTAGAAAAGGAGAACGGTATTATCAGCCAAATTTTGGTACTAATTTATTAAGTATAGTATTTCAACCGAGTAATGCAGATACAAAAGAACTTTTAAGTACTGAAATTAATTCAGCATTAAGTTTTTGGCTACCATATATTGTAGTTGAAAATTTAGAAATATTAAACGTAGAAGATGATCCAACGTTATTACATACAATTAAAATAACTTTAACATATGCAGTTGATGGATTTACTACTGATAAAATTACTATAATTGCAAATGAAGATTCCAGTACTATAACAATAGAATAAGATGAGTGTAAATAAAGAAATAACGTATATTAATAAAGATTTTGGTCAATTTAGAAAAAATCTAATAGATTTTACAAAACAATATTTTCCAAATAATTTTACAGATTTTAATGAATCATCACCTGGTATGTTATTCATGGAAATGGCTTCGTATGTTGGAGATGTATTATCTTATTACGCTGATAACAATATAAAAGAATCATTATTAGAACAAGCGTCAGAACGTTCTAATATATTTGATATTGCAAAAGAATTAGGTTATACGCCAAAAAATGCAATTGCTGCACATGTAGATTTAGATATTTTTCAATTAGTACCTTCGATTGGATCTGGAACGAATGTGAAGCCGGATTATAATTACGCATTGACCATTAAACCAGGATTTCAAGTTAAACAGTCAGATGGACCTTCTGTTTTTAGAACATTAGACTCTGTAGATTTTGCTTTTTCATCTAGTAATGACACAACTGATGTTACCATATTCGAAGTTGATGATTCTACAAAACAACCTATATATTATCTTTTAAAGAAAAAAGTAAGAGCCGTATCAGGCGCAATTAAAACTTCAAAATTTACATTTGGTAGCCCGATTGCATATGATAAAGTTGTGTTACCTGATCGTAATATTATTGATATCGTTTCATGTGAAGAATCAGATGGTGATAATTGGTATCTAGTCCCATATTTAGCACAAGATACTGTTTTTGAATCTATTCCTAATTTAGCCGAAAATGATCCAGATTTATCAGTTTTTAGATCAGCTGCACCTAGTTTATTAAAATTAAGAAAATCTTCTAAAAGATTTATTACTCGACTTCGTAGCGATAATTTATTAGAAGTTCAATTTGGATCAGGCATTTCGGATAATAATGACGAAGAAGTAATACCAAATCCAAATAATGTAGGAAATGGATTAGCTGGATTTCGTAGATCAGTAGATGTCGACATCGATCCATCAAATTTTTTATTTACAAGAACATATGGTCAAGCTCCTGCAAATACAACGTTAACAATTAAATATACTGTAGGGAATGGTATTACAGATAATGTTCCTGCAAATGTATTAACTGAAATAGATTTTATTGAATTTGAAGATGATGTTAATAGCACTAATAATGTTAGTTTAGTAAATTTTGTAAAATCTTCGGTATCAGTAAACAATCCTGATCCTGCAACTGGGGCAAAAAATCAAGATAGTCTGCAAGACATAAAAAATAATGCATTAGGTAATTTTGCAACACAAAATAGATTAGTTACAAGAGAAGATTATATTATCCGAGCATATTCAATGCCAGGCAAATTTGGTAGTGTATCTAAAGCATACATAGTTCCAGATGATCAAATACTCCAACAAGATCAAGTAGAAAAACGTATTCCTAATCCATTAGCATTAAACATGTATGTTTTAGGATATAATGCAGAAAAACAACTAGTTGAATTAAATCAAGCAGTAAAAGAAAATTTAAAAAACTATTTAAATCATTATCGTATCCTAACTGATGCAGTAAATATAAAAGATGCTTTTGTTATTAATATTGGAATCGATTTTGAAATAACAACTCTTCCAAATTACAATAGTAATGAAGTATTATTAAAATGTGTTGATGCATTAAAAACGTATTTTGATATTGACAAATGGCAAATAAATCAGCCTATTATAAAATCTGCTATAACAAATATTATAGGAAATGTTCTTGGAGTACAAACTATAGTTTCAACAAAAATTACAAATTTATTTAAATCTGAAAATGGTTATTCTGGTAATGTATATGATTTGAATCCTGCTACAAAAAATGGAATAATATATCCTTCATTAGATCCTAGTATTTTTGAAGTTAAATTTCCAAATCAAGATATACGAGGTCGAGTCGTAAGTTCTTAATATCTTTATATTTATACTAAAAGGTCAATAAATGGGCGTAATACGAAATAATCGCACAAACATAGTTGCTGGAGGATTAATATCAGCAAGTTATGTTGCTGATGTGTATAATGTGTTAACTGCAAATGCGGTTGAGGATATAGTATTATCTGGGTCGTTAGGTGTTAGTGGAAGTTTACATGCAACGTTAACTGGAACTGCAGATACTGCTTCATATGTACTTTCTGGTTCTGTTGATGGTATTACTAATTATGTTAGAAACAGTCAGACTTCTTCTATGACAGTAGCTACCGCGTCATATGTAACCGGATCGAATATTTTTGTAACATCAGCATCAATTGATAGATTAGATGTACAATCTGGAATTGTGTTTATTACAGGTTCACTACCAGTAACCGATCCTGGTAATCCGGGACAACTATGGAGAAGTGGCAGTTATTTAATGATTAGTACATAAGGTTAATTATGTTTAGAATATTTTATGCAGAAAGTGATGCCACGATGTATGAGGCTAGTAGTCTTGTAAACTTTAATACTGGTCTTGATGAAATTCTTCAAGTTGGTAAACAACTAGATACTACCGGAGAAACATTAGTAAAAAGTAGATTCGTTGTAAAATTCGATATGTCTGAAATTACTGATACTCTTACAAAATATTCTGCAGATTTAAATTCTTGCAAATTCATGTTGCAATTATATACAACACATGCAAAAAATTTACCAGCTGAATACACATTAGATGCTAAATTAGTTGGACAACCTTGGACTAATGGAACTGGATTTGAAAAAGATACAATTGCTACTACAGATGGCGTAGCGTGGGCAACACCACACGCATCTTGGTCGTATACGCCGTCAGGATCAACTAGTACGTTATCTGGATCTTCGTGGATATCAAGTAGTCAACAAATTAATACTGGTGCACCAAGTTTATATATTTCTGGTTCTGGTAGTGGTGGAAGTTGGTTATATCAATCGGGAAGTGGATTCTTTAATACTTCTTCTTTTGATTCGGCATATTTTTATCAGCCTGGTTTGGATATTAACGAAGAATTTGGATTACGTCCTACAGATATTAATATGGATGTTACCGAAGCAGTAAAAACATGGATATCAGGTAGTGGAGGAGTTAGCGTTGATAATAATGGTTTTTTAATTAAATTTTCTGATGCAGATGAGGCAGATGGAATCAAAACAGGAATCATTAAATTTTTTAGCCGGGACACTCATACTATATATGTTCCTAGAATAACTATGTACTGGGATAACAGCACTTTTACAACAGGATCGTTGACGCCGGTAGATCTAGAGTCATATTTAACTTACAGCAAAACAAAACCAACGTATAAAGATACTGATATAACTAAAATTAGAATATTTGCACGAGATAAATTTCCTAAAAAATCTCATGATAATCTTTATCCGTTTGAAACAATAAAATTTTTACCTAACACTACTTTTTATGCAATTCGTGATGCAGCTACAGATGAGTACATAATTCCATTTGATAATATTTATAATAAAGTAAGTTGCGATAGCACTAGTAATTTTATACATGTAGACATGAATAGTTTTATGCCGGAACGATATTATCGCATAGAACTAAAAATTGAAGATGGATTTACTGAAGAATGTATCGATGACGAAATTTATTTTAAAGTAGTTAGGTAATGGCAAAAGATAAAAGTAAACCAATAGACCCTGTAAATTTACAACAAACATCTAAATATATTAAAAATGGATTAACTGTTGTTTCAAATAATACTGACATAGTTCCTCGTGACGAAAATGGAAATATTATCGTGCAAGATGGATCATATATGATTATTGAAACTAATTCATTTAATATTAACAATAACACAATGTTAAAAGTTTTAGATACCCAATTTAACTACTTTAAATTTCCTGCTCAAATTATTGAAGTACAAGATGAAGATTTGAATTTAGATTTAAACTTTGAAACTGACAATATATCAGCTAATTTAATTATACCTACTCCATTAGATTCAAATCAACAGCCACAAAACATACAAAAAATTAGTACAATATTTGAATCGGATTGGTATTATGGTGAGAATGCGCCGGATAGCTCGGGATATCGAGAATTACCGTTTGTTGGAGGAACCCAACCTAATGCTAATGGATATACAATTACTAAAGAAATATTAGACTCGTTAAAACAACAAAATAAAACTATTAGATTTAAATTTGCGGTTCAATATAGATCAACAATTGATCAACGTACAGGTATAGCTACTCGTTTGGTTAGAAGTAATCGTAAAATATATAATCCGTTAGATTTAAAATTTCGGAAAGAACAAAATGCCAATGAACAACGTACGGGAGTAGGAGCTCCCGGAGACGAGATTAATCCATATGGATTTACAGTAAGAGACTACGAATCTGATTATCCATATCTAGTTGTCACATATATTGTTGATCTAGACGATACGAAAGCAGGTGATGTTTATAAATTACTAGCTGCATCTGATTCTAAATCTGTTATTTTAGCTCAAAATTCTTATTGGGATATTGATGTAGTTGATATACCTAATCCAGATAATGAAATTTATAGAAATATATATAGTATCAATGAAGATACTGTTGTACAAAATGAAAATAATGAAGTAGTAGTTAAGAAATCACAAGATACTAATCAAATAGCTATATTGCAATAAATAACATGCTAACACAATATAAAAATATAGAACAAATATTAGAAGCAAAAAAATCAATTTCAGCTGAACGATTAGACCGTACTATCTTACAAAATATACGTACTAATTTTATTAATCCAATAACGTTTAACAATGATATAGTTAATAAATCTACAGTAGAATTTCATATATATTCTGGGGAGACGTGGATAACTGGACAACATAAAAATCAATCATTAGAACAAACTCCTATATTTTATGATTCCGTTACTAAAAAACAAATAACTTTTGATTCGCAACCATATGTTTTAGATATAAATCAACAAGTAGAAAATTTAAAATTAAATGGCGGAACATATCGTATTGTAGTTAACTTTTTTGAAAATTTAATTGGCGGATATGAACAACAACATTTACGAATAGACGAAATATCTCCAGATCGTACAGAATTACGATTACGTGCGATAGATTCAGAAGATATTAATTTTGTAAAACAAATAACAAATTATATTGAAACAGTAAATCAAACAAGTAATAGAGGATTTTTTCAAAGTTACTTGTTAAATTTTAGCAGAAACAAATGTGTTCAATTTATTAACAGTGTTGTTATCGGAGAATATTTATATGTTAAATTACAAGATGCTCTTCCAGATGATATTGAAAATAATTTTAGATGTTGGGTTGTCAAGGAATTAAAACCTCCATATATTGACAATATTAATATAGATCCGATAATACAGCCAGAATCTGTTAATGTTTTAAGTGGTCCAAATTGGCAAGCAAATTATTCATATAATACTTCTACTGAGACTGGATTACAAAATTGGACAGATTTATTAGGATCTTCTACTTCAACATCACAACAAATTATTGATAGATTCTTTTCTAGTAGTTTAGATGTAATGCAATTAAATATTGATTATTCAGATTTTAATAATTTTATATTTTATAGTTCAGCAACAGAACGTTTGAATAATTTTAAATATAAGTTAGGATTAATAGAACATTATACATCGCAAAGTTTGGTATTATCAGGAATATCAGGAAGCGATTCTGCAACAAATGCACAAGATTTTACAAACTTAAAAACTGCGTTAATCGGAGGATTTGATAACTTTGAACAGTATTTATATTATGAATCTTCTTCAAAATTAACAACGCATACTATTCCTGTTATTAATGCAAATGTATCAGAAGTTACTGGTAGTTACATACAACCAGTACCTAAAACTAATTCAACAATACCATATGCTTTATATTCAATAACATCAAGTCAATTTGAAACATGGTTTAGTAATGCATATGAATCTGCTTCGTTATATGATACATTAAATGATAATTCATTAATCCGTACTGTACCAGAACATATTCAATTACAATCCGATAGTATAAATTTAACAACGTTTATTAACATGTTAGGTCATCATTATGATATATTATATACTTATATTAATCATATGACTAAAATTAATAAACGAGAAGAAAATCCTAAATTAGGAATGTCTAATGAATTATTATATTCAGTAGCAAAACAGTTTGGATGGAATTTAACAAATGGAAAACAAAATCAAAAACTTTGGGAGTATACATTAGGAACTTCGGAAACCGGAGTACCGTTAACGGGATCTAACTCAATTGGCGATCCATCTGTATCTGGAGAAAAATCTACATATACTATTTGGAGAAGAATTGTAAATAATTTGCCATTATTGTTAAAATCTAAAGGAACTAAACGAAGTGTACAGGCCTTACTTTCCTGTTATGGAATACCTCAATCATTAATGACCATTAATGAATATGGAGGTCCGAGACTAGAACGTCCGCCTGTATATGAAAAACTTAACTTTGATTATGCTTTGGATTTAATTAATAATACAGCAGGAACTGTTACTGTTAATTATTCTGAATCAATTAATACTGTCGAACTAAGGTTTCGTACAGAAGATGTTATTAAAACACCAACTATGCCTAGTACTATGAATTTGTTTACTATTGGTAGTAATACGGTTACATTAGATTACACGAGCGGAACAATTGGAACAATACAAATTAACGGTACCGGGAGTAATAACATTGAATTATTTGATGGTGGTTATTTAACTACTATGTTACGTACTAACGGTAATAAATTAGAATCAGTAACTAAAAAATCTAAATACGGTAAAATTGTTGCAGCAGCTTCAGCTTCAGCAACTGCTTCTTTTGATTTCGAAAGTACATTAACATTAGGAGGTACAACAGGAGGTAGTCGTTTATTAGGTCAACTTCAAGAATTAAGATTGTGGAGTTGCAGTCTAGAAGACTCTGCATTTAATAATCATGTTAAAGCACCTGCGGCATATGATGGAAACATAGATGCATACGATGAATTAGCATTTAGAGTTCCATTAACACAAAGAATTAATCATACAGCAACAAGTAGTTTATCAGGAGTTCAGCCTAGGAACTCTAATGTTTCTGCTTCATTTGCTAGTTGGACTAATGATACTCCATATGATTCAATTGAAGAAACATATTTTTTCGATGGTATATCTCTAGGAGCAGGCACGTTTGATGATAACAAAATACGTTTAGAAAATAATGAACTGGTTGGAACATTAAATGTTAAAACAAGGGCAGAACGTAGTCAATTTGATAAAGCTCCTTTAGATAGTGGTAAATTAGGAATATATTTTTCTCCACAAACAATGATTGACGAAGATATCATTTCACAATTAGGATTTAAATCATTAGATGACTTTATCGGAGATCCAGGCGATTTAAATGAAAAATCATATCCGGATTTAATACAAGAAGCAAGTAAATATTGGAAAAAATATAGCCAACGAAATGACATAAATTCATATATCAGAATATTTACTTTGTTTGATTTATCATTTTTTAAACAACTCGATCAATTACTTCCTGCACGTGTTAATAAATTAACAGGTTTATTAGTTCAACCTAATGTTTTAGAACGTAGTAAAGATACTATATTGCCTTCTATTGAAAAATTTAATAATGCTTATAATACAATAATAACAGAAACAAAGCCTACGGCTAGTGCAGAATATTTAAAATATTTAGGAGAATTAGATAAAAAAGTTTTAACAATATCAGCTGAAGATGATGATCAATGGCAAGCATATTTAACTGCGTCTAATGAAGAAAAATATGGAAGCACTACATATTCATATAATTATCTAATTAGATCTGGAAGCACATATATAACTGCATCTAGTCCGTTTTATAGATCAGAAGGTGTATTACCAGTAATTATTTCATCAAGTCTTTCTGAATTTAAAGAAATAACAGAGATATTACCTACAACATCTGCTAGTTTATCATTAGCACAAATACAAGATTATTTACCAACTGGTATAAACAATCAAAAATATGAAGGAACAAAAATAACTAGTCCAGATTTTAATATTTCGTCTAGACAAACAATAGATGGCGGAGCAGTTGTAGAATTTCGACAAGCAAATGCAAATCAATTGATTTATACTAATCAACCAGGGACGCAAGGTAGTTTTATATTAACGTAAAATTTAATTGAAGTATATTTATATAAAATAAAGGTAAAACATTATGGGATATTTAAATAACAGTAGTGTAACTGTTGATGCAATATTAACTTTGAAAGGTCGAGAATTATTGGCTAAAGGCGGCGATGCATTTAAAATTACACAGTTCGCAGTTGGAGATGACGAAGTTGATTATACATTATATAATCCAGATCATCCATTAGGTACAAATTTTTATGGCACGATTATTGAAAATATGCCAATAACTGAAGCAATACCTGATGAAACACAGGCATTAAAATATAAATTAGTAACACTACCAAAACAAACGACAAATATACCGGTAGTGTCAGTAGGCAATAATTCTATAACATTGCCTGGTCCGGGTACAAGTGCTATAATTTCACCAAATACTGCTAATTTACAAGGAGGCAATACTAATTTAGGATATACAGCAATATTGTCAGATTCAACGGTTGCTGATTTGTCTGTTACTAGAGCATTACAAAATTCAGTATTACCAACCGTTCCTAGATTTATTGGAGATAATGAAGATGCACAAAGTATTGCGGTTGCTGGATTTACGTTTAGGATTTCTGCTAAAACATTGTTAGTTGAAAGTAAAACTGCAACTATAACTATTATAGGAAATGAAACAGGTGGATCAACTACTATTAATTTAACAGTAGACAAAGCTTCAACTGCAACAATAACATCTGCTACTACTAGTTAATGATAAAACAGGAAAATATGAAAACAATAAAACAATTAAAAAAACAACAACGTTTAGGAATAGTTCCTCGTCGAGCAGCTCCTACGGGCACAACAATTAGAGATGATGCTCCTATTCAACAAACAGATAGAGATGGAAATCCTGTTTCTTCTGCTGCTGCAGCTAATCGACTTAATGATCAGGTACAACAATTGGCAGAGCAATTAGCTCAAGAAATTATTGCGGAGCAACAACAAACACAAATACTTGCAAGAAATGGTAGAACATTTACTAAATTTGATACGGTTAATGATATAATTGACAATCAAACAGAAACTGTTACGGCAGGATTATGGAGTGGAAATGTAGCAAGTTTAACTACTTATTTTACTAGTTCAACACAAACAACATCACAACGTAGATATTATGCAGATATATTTAACGGAAATCCATCGGTAACAGGAAATGAATGCCAGTTTTCAGTGGCATTTGGTCATGCGTTAGGAAGTGGTTCTGATTCTCAAGGGCAACTCAATGATTCTCCATCTAAAGCAATTTATAGTCAATATCGACAATTATTATTGAATCCAACTGATACTAGATTCACTACTGCAGGATCGGGGAGTACAGATTATATATATGTTGTTAATTTTAAACGTAATAGATTAAAAGAACGTTTAGATGCTGGTAATTTTGAATTACCTTTAAGATTCATGTCAGCTTCATTAGACAGTAATGCAACCGGAAGTAATGTTGCGGTTAGTAGTAGTTATGTTGTTTCATTAATTGATGACTCTTCTTTAAATGCTCAAGGAACGTTAGGAGATTCAGGACGTATATATAATATTGTGTCTGGATCAATTAATGATGGAGTGCATAATTCTACGGCTCCTGTATATTATGGATTAGCATATCCAGATTATGGTACTTTAGTATTAGACGGAAAAATGTTAGATCAACAACTTAATTTTCAAACTAATACCGGATCTAGTTCAGAAGGTAACAATCATTTCCGATTATTTCATTCGGTATCAGGTTCTGCTGGTGTAACAAATGCAGCTACAAGTGACCCATATGGATTCTTAGCACGTAACTCAGAAAAAATTACTAGTACGCATTATTTTGTAAGAATTAAAAATGCAGAATATAATTTTTCAAATAACCCTTCATTTACAACGGGTAGTGATGGTTTAATTCAACAGTCGACATTTATTGGAGATCCTAAAGTATATATTACAACAGTTGGATTGTATAGCGACCAGCAAGAATTATTAGCAGTAGCTAAATTATCTAAACCATTATTAAAATCATTTCAGCGTGAAGCATTGATTAGAGTAAAATTAGATTTTTAAATTTTAATACGTATTTTAACCTCGTTATATTTATATTAAATGTAGCGAGGTTTTACTATTATGTCTGAAACAAGAATAGACAATGAAGATATATTCGAAGGATTATATCCACAAGTATTTAAAAAAATAGATACGGCGGATATTCAAATTAATCCTTTTTTAGCACATAAAACATTTACTGTTTTGAGTGGTAGTGCTACTAGTAGTATGTTACCGTTACAAGGTGTTTATATTGATGAAACAAATTTACCTGCATTACAAACAGAATTAATATTTAATGATGCTGCTAATATTGACGGTAGTTTGCAAAGTGTATCATATTTTTCTGTTAATCATTTATTTTATAAAAACAAAAATCAACCGTATAATAATTTTGGACAAACCAATTTAAATTTTACAAAAAAGTTTTTATATGAAACTGCTAGTATATTTTCATTTCCTCAAAACAAAGTTGGAGAAGGAATAAAATTAGCATCATTTACTTTGACAGTACCAAATACTGCTTCGTTTTCATCTGACAGATATGCAAATATTAATGACAATAATTTTAATACTGCTTCTATTATTAATCAATTGAAATTTTATGAAGGATTCAATGAATACTTTGATACTAATAGAATTGATTATGAGTCAAGTGGTGTAACATATGTTGATGGCGTATTAGCATCTAACGGACAACAGCTGCCCATGGGGCTATCAGCTAAATTTAGTGGAACCGGATATATTAAAAGTAAATTAACGGGCGAATATAATCGAGATTCAGATTATGCTATATCGATGTTTATTAGTGGTACAAATAGTGGCACATCAGATCAATTAATAATTACAAAAGCTACTAGTTCAATCGAACCACAATATCCTTTTAGAATTGAATTAAGTGGAAGTAATCAAATAAAATTTAGCACACAAGGATCGCCAACTTTTAGATCTATGATTACTTCTTCTGCAGATGTTTCTAGCTCATGGACTCATGTTGTTTGTCAAAAAACTGGTAGTGTAATGCAAATGTATATTGATGGTGTTTTACATAATTCAACTGATAGTATATTATTAGCAAACACGCAACATCCGTTGAGTGCTAGCGCTAGGATAGATAATTTGCATGATTTAAGTATTGGAGGTTTTGAAACATTAGGAAATAACTTGCAAGGACAAGTAGACGAAGTTAGAATATATAATAAAGCATTAAATGCTACAGAAGTTGGATATTTAGCTGATCATACAGAAGGAGGAACATTTTTACAAACTGCAGTTGTAGGAAATATATTTGAAAAACAAGGAATTGGAGTTATTTCTACAATCGATTATCGATATCACGATATAATAAATTATCCATTTACTGCTTCATATAAAAGCACGGTAACTATACATGAATTAGGAATCGTTACTAGATTAAGTAGTGGCGATTTTAATATGTCAACAAATGTTACACTTACAAAAGACGACAACCAAACATATCGAGGATTTGTTTCGGGTAGTGATTTTGCGCCTTATGTGACTACTATTGGATTGTATAATGACGCAGGTCAACTTTTAGCTGTTGGTAAATTGGCTCAGCCTATACGTAAGCGTAATGATATAGACGTAAATTTCTTAGTACGAATTGATTTAGATAAAAAGTTGATTAAATGATACGATTAAAAAATATATTATTAGAATTAAAAGATCAAGATGTATCTAGATTATTAGATAAAATCAATAACAATGAATATAGATTTTTCGATCAAGGAGATAATGGTCGTGTATATGAGATAGACGGAGAAGATAAACTTTTTAAAATAACTAGAGAGTCAGATGAATATAAAGTAGCTACAGTTATTGTAGGAAGATTTGGCGAATTTAGCACATTTGTTCCAGTATATTATGTTGATGATAAAAAACAATTATACATAATGGCAAAAGCATCAAAAATATCTGGATCAGATTCTTCTAATATAAATCAGTTTATAAATTCATATAAACAATATGCTCGAGAACAAGGAGGAGAAGTTTCTATTTTTGATTTTTTAGATGCAGAAGGAGCTCGTAACGCAGACCAAGAATTAGTTTCATTTTTACGAGCTTTACAACAAGACATTAAAAAAATGGGTATAGTAGATTTAGATTTAGATTTAGATTTTAAAACAGACAATGTTATGCGTTGGCAGGGCCGTTTAGTGTTAATTGATTGGTAAATTTGAAAAAAGGATATTTATATAAAATGGATAGATTTACAAAAATAGTATTAGAACAGATAAAACGTGGAGACTTTGGAGCAAAATCTGCTTCTGAAAAAACTTTAAAGTATTTACGTAGAGAAGACGGTGGCGTTACCGCATTTGAGTTTATCGTTAATCTAAAACGAGGACAAAAGTTTGGTCCATATAATATTGCAACGCGTGGAATATCAACTACCAGGTGGAATAAATATAATACTAAAGAATATATATATGTTATTGGTTTTAAGGGTGAGGGTAGTAAAAAGCGAATAGATGCATATCCAATATGGATTATAAAGTTGAATGAAAATCCAATTAATCAGTTAGATAATAATATGATACAGGATAATTCATTGGGTAAAGTTGGAAATAAAACAGATGGGGCATATGCTTTTGATTTTGTTCAATACAAAAAGTTGCTCGATTTAGGTAAAAAACAAAAACAAAAAGCTGATGATGAAAAACGAGCTTCTGCAGACAAAGCTAAACAAAAAATAGCTAATATTAAAGCAGAAAAAGAATTATTATATAAATTTGGAATGAAACATAACTTTGGCAAAGGAAAAAAAGCAGAGTTAAAATCATTTGTAAAGCTTGAAAAAAATAAATATTCGGGAGAAGATTATGGCTGGGATTCTAGTATGGAACCCGCACGGGACTTTATACGATATATGCTAGCTGGAAATAACTGGGGACCTGACGAAAAACCTCTAACAACATATAAAGAAATATTAAAATATATAAAAGATAATTTAAATGAAAGTCGTATTAGATCTACGAATTATTTTAAAGGCACGGGATTAAATATAAAATTAAAAGATTTATTGCAAGAATGTTTAATTAAAGAACAGATGCCAGGAAATTTTGATACGGCAAGAGCTCAAGCAGCTGTAGAGCCAGAAGAGACACTAGATGTTACGCCAACGCCAACACCAGATGTTACGCCAACGTCAAATAAAAAAAAGCCAGTTGTTAATACAAAAAAGACTCCAAAAGATACAACAACACCAGAAGAAAAATCTGATGCGTGTAGTGAGATTAATAAATATAAAAACCAATACTATAAAAGTAATACCGAGATAAGTGGACCTAGAGCTGTTACATATGATATTTGGGAACTTTACACTAGTGCAGCTAAGGCAATTCGTAGTCATTTTAAAGATGAAGCTTTTTGGGTTGATTTTAAAGGAACAAATTTTCCAATATTGGGAGGAGATAATGAAAGAGCAGCAGTTAACTGGTATTGGGGTGATTATTTTGCATCACCCGGAGGTAGATTTTATGATTTAGTATATAAACCATATATATTAAAAGCTGTGCGTCTTACGGAAAAATATTCGAAAGCTGCTCGAGAGTGTGGTGATGATCATGATAGAAGTTTCTTTGATTTATTTGGAACAAGTGATAAACCGCATGGAAGAAATTATATGATACTGCGTCAAGCTTGGATAGATGGTAGGAAAAAAACATATGGTGATACAAGTAATGACACATTGATAATTAAATTAGAGTCACCTACTGGAGTTTCAACTTATACAATTGATACGGATTTTTAATAAATAAAAAGTTATACGTGAAAAAAAATCATTGGCATACTGCTGGTAGTAAAAAACGTCAAGCAGCTTATAAATACGGTTATAAATCAGGATTAGAATTAACTGTTGCAGAACAAATCAAATTAAACGATTACGATGTAAATTACGAAACTGAAACTATTCATTACACTGTTCCAGAATCAAAACACAAATATACACCAGATTTTGTGTTCACAAAAAAGAATGGAGAATTAATGTATATTGAAACAAAAGGACGTTGGACTGCAACTGATCGTAAAAAAATGAAACATGTATTGCAGTGTAATCCTGGTATAGATTTGCGCATAGTGTTTCAAAATCCTAATCAAAAAATATCAAAAGCTAG